TCAGGTGTGTCTATTCTCATGTGACTCATACTGTCTATTAAATCAAACTCATCCATGAATCGGAGCCTTTGCAGGTTCTTCTTCATAGATATAGTTTTATTAAATAGACCAAGTATGATGGGGTGATACTTTAATAATTTTATATCAAAATCTCCTACTCGGAAATTAGATATAAATTTATTAAAGTAACCTGAAAGATCATTACCTGATCTTTCAGCCACCTTAGTCAAACCTAAACACAAGATCCCACGGATAAAACCGTGAATTTGATCTTCATTCGGAATAAGGATATCCTCATTGTTAATCTTCTTCAGCAGATAATTTCTTATCTCCTGATAGGAGGCTAACTTTAAGGAAAACCTTACTATGAATGAGATATCTTCCGTCAAGGTTATTAACTTAGAAGTCGGATAAAACCGACCTTTAAGTTTAATTCCCTTGTAGGTTGATATCAGCAGATCAACCATTGAACCCTTGAAGAGGTGTCCGCATCGAATGTTGTATTCGACCAATTGTTTCACAACAACTGGAAGATTACCTCAATTTGATGCTAAACCTCTTAAAGGGATACCTGAGATCTCAACACCATGATGTATCCATCTCTTTGCAAATTCGTACGTGTTTTTCGACACGTGCGTCTTTGGCACAGAGATGTCTACACCCAGTCTATTCATTATAGCCATATACTTCATTGCGACTTTATCATTACGAATAACGATATCGTCACCAAGTAGTATATAACTAGTAAAATCATCATACCCGCAAAGGTGTGCTGATCAATGAACGACTAAATGGTGTGTAAGTGTGAAGGCCGTTCAAGAGCTATAAGCCCCCATCGGCTGTCCAACAGAATATCTAATCTGTTGTCCAGTTGGTAGCTTATAGTCCCTTTCAACCAATATTTCTCTTCATAAAGAGGCTTTTTCAGGGTCATTGAATATGACTCCTAAAAGTTTCTCTTGAAGAGAAATAGGAAATCTATCGGTTGCAGATGATAGATCTAAGGATCAAAATCTGTTTCCCATAGATTTCGGTCATGGATGAAAAGGGTCCTGAGTGAAAGTCCTATCTGTTTTGAAATTCTTAAGTCTCTTAAGTAATTCATCATGGATTGGCTTCAGAAGAAGTTGACTATAGTAATCTAACATTGCTATAGGCCTCTCCTTCAGCTCAGGATCATGAA